TAATACAGCTATTGATCAACCCATAAGCAAGACACTTACTATAACTAGAAACAATGAAGGTGGTCCTACTCCAGGTGTTATTAATTTAACCACCACACATGAGTTAATAGATTTAACAGAATTAACAAACAAAGGTTGGTGTTATTTACACAATCTTGGTCCTGATACTGTTTATTGGGGATTTAATCTTGTAGGTGTAGTAAAAAGGGTGGGTGAAATGAGAGTAGATGAGCCTGCTTTATTTAGAATGTATAAATCTATAGCTGCTTTTGGTATGTACTCAACTGGTACTGCCCAAGTAGAAATCTTTTGTTGGGAAGATTAAGGAATAACAAATGCCTGTATTAGATGAGTATGGAAGACCTTTTCCTGTTCGTTCTAATGAATCTGCAAAGATTAACGAACAGTTTAAGAAAGCAACTATTCAAGCTGCTTATGATGCAGCACAAAATAATGAGCATCTCCGTACTCATTGGCAAGGTACGGATAACCTATCTCCTGATTCCGCTAATAAACCTGCTGTACGTAAGGTACTAAGGGAGCGGTCCAGGTATGAACTCATCGAAAACAATGCGTATCTTAATGGTGCTATACGTAGCGTCGCTAACGATATGGTGGGTAGTGGTGCTAGTCCTAAGTTGAAAGACCCCCGTATTAGTCCAGCACGTAGAAGATTCATTGAACGTCTATACGAAAATTGGGCCAAGGCTACTAAGTTACGTAAAAAGTCTATCCGTATGAGGATAGCTAAGATTACAGATGGTGAAGCTTTTACTCAGTTATTTACTAATCCTTGGATACGTGATCCTGTAAAACTAGACCTTAATGTATTTGAATGTGATAGATGTACTACAGAGAACTTTGGTAATCCCTATCAACAACCAAATGAGATTGATGGTATTAAATATGATGAGTACGGTAATCCTGTAGCTTACTATCTTCTTAAAACTCATCCTGGAGATGAGTTTCAAGGATTTAGTGTAACAGATGGTGATTGGTTTAGTGCTTCTGTTATTCTTCATTGGTATAGGCAGGATAGAGGGTGGCATAGAGGTATCCCCGAACTAGTAGCCTCTCTACCTTTATGTGCTTTACTCCGTAGATACACAATTGCTGTTGTATTAGCTGCTGAAGCTGTAGCTAATCATGCAATAGTTTTGGAATCTGAAGCACCACCTAACGTAGCTCAATGGTCTACAGATGCAGATGGTAATCCTATTGAAGATGATCCATTTGATGTGATCCCTTATAGCTTGGGTATGATGACTACTCTACCTTGGGGTTACAAAATGAATCAGATAGATGCTAAACAACCAATGGCAGTATTTGATTCTTTTGTAGATACTCTCTTGCGTGAAATCCTTAGACCTTTAATGGTCCCATTTGGTTATGGTGTAGGCAGTAGTGATAAATCTAATATGTCTTCACAGACTATCGATATTGATCACTATAAGAGGCAGACAGGTATTGAGCGTATGGATTTTGAAGAGACTGTTCTTGATCCTGTATTTGATCATTGGTGGAGAGAGGCTTCTAGAATTGAAGGTTATTTAGATGGGCCTATGCCTCTTACAGATGAGGGTGAAGTACAGGAAGATACTAATCCTAATTTTCTCCAGGAGAATCCCACATTAAAAGTTGGTGCTCCTATACATGAATGGGCATGGGACCCCCCTGTACTCGAACATACCGATCCTCAAAAAGTTGCTGCTGCAATTGCTATCCTACATGACAGAGGCATCATGCTTGATGGTGATGTGCAACGTAAACTGTATAACCGTACTTATGATGAATGGCAAAGTGAGTACAAAGAACAGGTAGAGTTTAGGCAACAGTTTCAACCCCAAGAGGAAGAGCCTGATAAGTTAGCTCCTAAGATCAGTATCGCAGATACTAACTCAGATTTTTAATAAATTTCAAGGTGTTGGGTATGGGTATAAATATTCTTGGTTTTTATATATCTATAATTGACCATGTATTGTGATCCACGATATTATGAGTCTAAATCTAGTTTCAAAGGATATGGGTTATGGCAAAGAAGAAAACAGAGCCAGAGACTATTGAGATACCAAAAGTTTTACGTATCCAAGCTAGTCTCACCAAAGGCACGCTCCAAGCTTCAGCGGAAGGTAAGGTTCCATCTGTATCCATGCGAGCTAATAGCGGGGAGCCTATGAATCTTCCCGGTTATCCCTATCCTGTGATAGTGAATTTAGCCAAGGCTAGGTTTGCTAGGGATAACACACCAATCATTATGGAGCATGATGTAAAACGTAGAGTGGGGCATATCACAGCCAGCAGTATTGATACTATGGGTATCTTTGCTGAAGGTTTGATTAGTTGCACAACTGATGATGCAAAACAAGTTATTGAAGATACAAAGAATGGTTTTATTTTTCAGGTATCTATTGGGGCAGGAATTGAAGCGGGATATGTTGTCCCTAAAGGTCAGTCCGTTGTTGTGAACGGTAAGTCTCATGCTGGCCCTGTTATTGTTTCAGATGAGACTATTGTTCACGATGTAAGTTTAACTTCAGTAGGTGCTGATTTAGGCAACTCCGCTAAGATTGCTGCTAGTATTGCTCCTACAATTCCAAGGGAGAAAAGAATGAATCCCGATTTTAAGAAATGGTTAGAGAGTGTATCTCTTGATCCTGAGAAGCTGAATGAATCCCAATTGGGAGAACTTCAAGCTAGTTGGGATGCTACACAGACAGCCAAGAAATTGCCTGTTAAGAAAATTGATGATACTTCTGGTGATGATCTAAAAGCTGATCTAGCAGAAATCAAAGCCAGTATGCGTGAAGAGACTAAGAAGGAAGTTAATCGTATCAAAGGTATTACTCAAGCCTTCAAAGAGTTTGAAGATGTTGAGAATATCACCATTGATGGAAAAGAGATTGCTGCATCTCTTTACATGAATCAATCCATTGATGATGAATCTGTTACTCCAGAACAAGTAGAGCTAAAGCTGTTGCGTGCTTCACGTACACGTCCGACTAGCTTTACTGGTGGCCATGATAAGCTATCTGCTGATAGTGCTAACTTCAAGTCTCAGGTTATTGAAGCCAGTCTTTGTCGCCAGTTGGGTGTTCCTGAAAGTGCAGAAAATACCAACACTGGTAAGAAGTATGGTCTGGAACATGACTACAGTGATAAGGTTCTCGAAGCTAGTATGCAAAAGGATAATCGTTATTTTCGATTTTCTGATCTACTTGCTTTGAACATTGAAGCTAATGGTGGTTCTTTTAGTGGTTCACGTAGTTCTGAAGATTTTATCCGTGCTGGTCTATATGCTTCTTACCAACTTGCTGGTGGACGTATTTCAGCTAGCGGACCTTTTTCAACTCTTGCTATTAGCAACATCCTTGAAAATGTTGCTAACAAACGACTGCTTTCTGCCTTTAATAATGTTGAAGGTATTTGGAGTCAAATTGCTGGTACTGAATCAGTAGATGACTTCAAAGTTCAAAGTTATTATCGTTTGAATGTTAAAGGTAACTATGATTTGATTCCTCCAGGTGGTGAATTGAAGCATGGTGAATTTTCTGATGAAAAGCAAACCGTGCAAGCTGATACTCGCGGTTTGATGCTTGGTCTTGATCGTCGTCAAATGATTAATGATGATCTTAGTGCATTCAACCAGATTCCCGATCAACTAGGTCGTAAGGGTGCTCTGGCTCTTGAATATGCTGTTGTTGGTCTTTTGCTTAATCCTTCTGCTGGTTTCTTTGTTACTACTCCTGCTGGAAGTATCAATGAGATTACAGATGATTTTGGTCCTGCTGGCCTCACTACTGCTGTTCAGACTTTTATGAATCGCATTGATGCTAATAGTGATGCTATCTTGCTTAGTCCTGATCGTGTGATTGTTGGTGTTCAGGATAAGGAAGAAGCAGAACAATTGTTTGCTGATCGTATGCTTACGGTTACTACTACTGCCGATCTAAAGACTGTGCCTAGCAATCCTCATGCTGGCAAGTATAAGGTTGTTAGTAGTCCTATCATTAGTAACACCGCAATTACAGGCAGCAATGGTGCTGCTATTACAGGTGCGGATACTGATCAGTGGTTCCTAATGGCTAATCCCGCAATCGCACCTGCATTGCGAGTAGCCTTCCTACGTGGTAGACGTGTTCCGTTTATTGAAAGTTCTGAAACCAGTTTCAATACTCTTGGTATGCAATGGAGAAGTTACTTTGACTTTGGTGTTGGTGAGGCTGATAATGAATACGCCTTGCGATCAACTGGTTCCCCGTAGTCCTAGTGGTCAGTAAAAGACCTTTACTAAACTTACTTGCCATTTAGGAGAATAGACTAATGGCTCAAATTCAAGAAGCTATTTATTATCAAGGTGAACAAACTTTCATCAATCACACGGGTACTGGTGAAGCTGCTGGTGATGTAGTTGTATTGACTACTGCCCTTCCAGGTATTATTGGTGTTGCTAATTATGCAATTGCATCTGGTGATCCTGGTGCTTTGGATATTAGTGGTACTTATAAACTAAAGAAAGCAGCAGACGCTCATGTTGTTGGTGATGCTGTTGAATGGGATATTAGTGCAGGGGAAGTTGTACCTCTTGCTGATACCCTTGGTGATGGGCGTATCGGTATTGTAATTGAAGCTGCTGCTGCTGGTGATGATTTTGTTATTGTCAAAATCAATATGCAAGCTATGCCAGCTACTTAATTTTTAACACGGTATTCAAAACTACTATAGGGATAAATACCGTGGTATATGATTTTGAAGCTCGACATAGTTTGTTAGCTACAAAGATGCGTGATAACAATAATCGTGTTATCACCTTCTTTAGAAGGGATACAGATACAGAAGTTTACGTATCTCAGCTAGCTAATATAAAAGCAACTGTGTATGAGATTCCTAATGAAGAGTTAATCAATGGGGGCATAGCTCTCAACTTCAGAAGGCAGGACTATTTTGTAACTGCTGCTGATATGGAGAGCTATGTCCCTGAGAATGGTGATAGGATAATTATCACTGATTCTCGTTATCCAACTTCAACTTTAGTAGCTGAAGTGTGTAAATTAGGTGATCGTCCTTTCAAAGAATGGACTAGCCATAACCGTGTAACTATGAAGATACACACAAAAGTAATCACAGACTGAGGCTAAGTATGTCTTACTTAGAACGTAAAAATCCATCTCATACGGCTACTATAGCTGTAAACCTTTATGCTTCAAGTATTATAAATATTGAAGCCTATGGAGGTGG